CAGAATGAGCTCGTATGAGCTCACGGATTAGGCACCCTGGTTCCTTTGAGTTTCTTGCGCTTGCTTGCGCACTCTCGGATGGGATCAAAAAATCAGCCTCCGCGGCCTTGCCGCGCCTCGATGGCCCGTACCACGCTCGTGGTCCAGCGCGCCGCTTCTACCTGGTCTCAGATCTTCACTGTTACATGCCCGGAGTTCACCGGCTCGAAGGAGTCGTGTTCTCAGCTCGCAAAGGACGTGAAGGAGTTTCTTGCGAATTGTCCTTCCACTGTCGAGGAAGAGAGATTGGCCTTCCAATCTATTAAGAAACTTCTTCCGTCCTCCTGTAAGTGTATGGATGAGGATCTGCTCAGGTCGCTTTCGTCTACTCTCACGAGTAAACCCCGCTTGTTGCCGAGGAGCTACCTTTCTTATGTCAAGCGCAAAGTTCGCTCTTTGTTTAGAAAGGGGTGGGACTCAGGACTGTACGAGTCCTTTTGTTTCACCAATGCTCCTGGGCTCGCCGGTACCATTGATTCTTCCCGTCTTGAGGGAGGTTGCCTCGGTGTTGTCACCGATCAAGTTACGCTCCTCGACCGCACGTTAGGTGCGGAGGAGTACGTTACAACTTCCTGTCAAGGTAGTCTCATGGTCGTCCAGTCAGCTGGGAAGCCACGCCCGCTCACGAAGTTCTCTTCGGCAGAGCTCTGTCTCAGACCCCTTCATAAGTCTGTCTACGAGCACTTGTCTCGGAGGAGTAAGTGGTTGTTGCGTGGTGACCCAACTGATGCAAAGTTGAAGGCAGCGGGTTTTGTTGAGGGGGGGACCCTCGTGTCGGGAGATTATCGGTCTGCGACCGACAACCTGTCTCTTGAGGTCGCTGGAACGATCCTCGAGTGTATCTTGGAGAATTCGGTGTCTGTACCGGATTCTGTGAAAAGGCACGCTCGAGCCGTTCTACGGCCTACTCTCTGGAACCTTGACCTGGATCTAGAGTTTGAGGTCACTCGGGGTCAGATGATGGGGTCGTATCTTTCCTTTCCTCTCTTGTGTGTTCAGAACTACCTTAGTTTTGAGTTCGCACGCGAGGGGGCTGGGTTGGATATGATGCCTCTTCTGATTAATGGTGACGACATACTCTTTGAGACCTGGGATGATGGGTTTCCTGAGAGGTGGATGGCGTTGGTCAAGACCCTCGGTCTTGAAGTTGAGAGGACTAAGACGTCAGTGGACGCCGGATTTGGCACTTTGAACTCCACCTTGTTTAGGTGGGGTGAATCCGGCTGTCTCACTGTCGTGCCTACCCTCCGCTTTGGGATGCTGAGGCCTGTTGACTTTGTCAATTCTCTCGGTGCATCTTTCCACTCTTTTGTCCGTGGTCAGCCTCAGCGCGTCATCTGGAACGCGGCACGCGCCTTCTTCTCGTGGCATCTAGATGCCATGAAGAGGGTCAGGTGCTATCCTGATGAGCTGGGCTTCCGCGGTGCTTTGGCCTTTAGAGTGGCGAGGGTCTTTGGTCTCGTCTCCCGAGATCTTTCAATTGTTGAGCTGCCTGCAGCTCCGATTGGTCATAACGTTCTTCTCCATCGCGATCTGGTGACCATGGTACCAGAAGAGGAGATCGGTCATGAACTGAGGCAATTGAACGATTTCGAGATGACGTCTTGGAAGTTTTGTATTGACTATCAAGAGTCGAGGGTGAGGGCTGGCATCCGGTACGCTATGGAGCTTTCGGCTCTTCGTAGACCGGTCCTGTCCTTCTCCTCGCCCAGGATACTACTTTCAGACGCCTTCAGTTGGAGACGAGTTCGGAGATTTAGGTTCTTTCGTCCTCTTTATAAGGGGGTGCGTGAAGTTCCAGTGATGAATAACGTCCTGCTAACACAGGATAGTTCTCACTGGGAGCTTCCACCCACTTACGAGGAATCGAAAGTAGCGGTTGAAGAGAAGGTTCATTCGACGTTGAGGGGAGACCCTAGTGACGCCTTTGTCCGGAAAGTAAGCTCGACTTACTCCCTCGACGGCAATAGGATAGCTAACCCGGAGTCAACCGGGTGCCTTGCGAAGAATTAGGCTTCTTAATGAGTGTGGTTCGGGGCGCTTGCAGCGCCGCACAGGAGTCCAGCTCCAGGTCGCCAGCGACATCATTCAATTGATTGGTCGGGCGGAGAGAAGTTATTGATTAGAGAAGATGGTCGGTGGCCTGGCAGCCCCAGGGCTTGCCGGTTCTTTTTATTAAGGGCCACCTTCCCTCAGTCTTCCCGGCTCAGGAACATGCGTTGTTGCTCGCTTCGGCTTGTGTATCAGCGTAGTAGTACTCTGACGGCGGGGGTCAGCGAGTCGAGTTCTGCAGTGCAGTTAAGTCTAGCGCGGGTTCTTCGGACTAGTGTGTCCCCGTTGGTCGTAATCCAACCTCTCTCTCCGTCTCCAGTTTTCCTGATTGGTGGTTCAGTTAGACCTGTGGGTGGGAAGGATGTAGGCACCAGTGCCGAACCTTTACGGTGTCCCAGGAACCGTC